CCAGAATGGCTGTGATCGACAAAGCGCCAACACCAACGGCGGGACCATAGAGCTTGGCAAGCTCAAGACCGGATAAGGCATATATCTGAGCTTTTGTTTTGAGCGCCAAATCATCGATTAGTTTGGTATCGAGCTTCTTCTCGGCATAGGCGTTGATTGTGTTTTCTTCGACCGTAGCGAGTACTTTTTTGGTTTCCTGGATAATCCCTTCGGCCTTCAATGTGGCCTTGGCTGCCATAACGGCACTCGCTACCACACCAACTAGACCAACACCTAGAAGGATCTCCGGGCTGTGCTTCTGCACCAGTAATGAGGTGCGTCCAAACGATCGCTTGATCGTTGTTTGAATATCATTCATGTTCATTGTGTTACTCCTTTAAAAGCTTTTCATTAGATATTGCGTGATTTCTTTCCAGTTCGAGTCATTCAAGCCTCGATTTGTATTCCAGGGTTGAGAGATTAGAAAGCGCTCTCCAATAAAGCCATCGAGATTTTCTGGACGATCATCGATAAGACCAAATCCACGCAACAGTGATTTGTCTTTACATACAATAATTTCTGGATTGGAGATATACCGGTTTAACCAGTTAGACCCTTGTCCTACCGTGGCATAGACAATTCTGTAATGCTTACTTAGAATATTGACAGAAACAATGGAGTAAGGAATTGTCTCAACAAGATCATAGTTAGTAAAGTAGGGAGATAGGTCGGCATGTATACAAACTCTTGTATCCCAACCAGTAACATCTTCCTTCTTATAACTTGTGCCACGATCTTGATTGTAGAGGGTCAGCCACCAGGTTATGGAGTCAGCCATAACACCGTCTATGTCCACAAATAGAACTGGTCTGATCATTTGTCTTTCTCCAGTCTATCTTTGACATACTCTGCGGCCATCAGATTAAAGCAGACCGCAGCCATGTGATCCTCGTTCTCTTCCTCATCCAGCCATTGTATAAAATGTCGGAATGCAGACTTGCGGAACCGAGCAAGCTCCTGCGGTGAGTTAGCCAACATCCAATTTCCCTCTCCATATTTCTCGGCCCCACGTGTCAAGTGCATGGCAAAACGTCGCAGGAAGGGAATATGAATTAGTGTAAAGTCAGGCTTACCTTTCTGAGTATCCCGACGCATACCACTAGGATATTCCTCCCTTATACCAGAATCTTTAACGACAAAATTAGACATTTTACCCCTTTTCGATTTTTGTTAAAGACGGGTCTGCTGGTGTTGCAGTGATTGCAACTTCTGTGAGTTGCATTTTCATTATTGTTTTAACCCCGTTTTCGTCTTCTTGACTAATGTCATTATGGTTGACAATTCCTGACGGGACAGCAAATAAACCAAGTTCTTCCATGTCAGGTATTTCTATTTCAAAAGAACATATAACGCGATCCCCATCGAGTTCGAATGACCTAGTTGCTCCTATTGGAGTATCTTTGAAATTAACAGTAACTGGAACTACTGGTTGATTTTTAATAAAATCATTTATAGCCTCATCGCTAAATCGGAAGTTGTTATATGTTGCCAGTATTGTGTTTTTGGACAGAATCTGTGCTTTATAGTTGTGCATGATTTTCTCCTTAATCTAACGCAACAGGTTCGGGCAGTACAACTGTGTAGCCACCACGCGTGTGCGTGCAGAAGGCCTTACTAAGATTTGTCCAACCCCACTTTTGGTCGGTCCAGGAGCCACCATCAACACCAGCCAACTCATAGAAATCGGCCACGGTCACTTGATCGTATTGCTCCAGCATGTCACACAGGCCATCCAAAACCTCGGCAGCCTCGTCGCCGTGACGGAAGACAATATCATCCAGATCAAAACGGCCCCGTGATCTGCTGGACTTACTTCTTGGGTCGTATGGATTTTCGTCTCGATCACGATTTCGATATATACTATTATAGCTAATCGTGGTTCGATCTTTATCTCGGCCTCGCGATCGACTAGTTCCTCTCGTTTCTCCAAATAAAAGCATCTCAAGCCCCTGAGAGATCATCTCCTGAATAGTGTTCTTGGCAGCAGGAATAAGCACGTCAAAGAGAATATATTTTCCTACGCTCTTAGTCTCTTCTCCAAGAAATGTTCTTGCAACCGACTCAGTAAACGATCGCTTTTTGCGAATTCCGTGAGCTAAAGGTTTTTTGGTCTCGACAACTTCTTCTTGGACTTTTATCTGAGACGCTTTGCGCCTACGGACTGGCGCGACACTGGCACTCTTTGGATTGCCAGGAAATTCTTCTTCTAAATCCTGTTTAGGCATTGTCATCTCCCTTTTGAAGTGATAGCAAATTGTTTTGTTCAATTTTATTGGCAATCATAATAAGAGCTTTGATTGCTGTTGGTGCATATACGGGAGTAGCATTGGCTTGATCGAGCAATGCCTGCTCCTCATAAGTGAATTCGAGCTCAATAAGAGCATTTATCGGAATTCGAACAATGAAGTTCTGAGAATTGAAGTCTGTATTGTAATACGATTCGAAAGTTACTTTGTTTAGCATGATTTTCTCCTTTCAAGAGAAAGTATTGAGCAAAAAAGAAGGACTAGTATTTTATCCTTCAAAAGATAGAAGAGGCGTGGTCTATATAGGGATTTCTCCTTGTTAACTAACGCTACCTCTTCTATTATACCCTGTGTGATTACTGCGACTTACTACGCGTTTGTTGTATCGTCCTGATCTTCCGTTTCTTCTTCGAACGGAAGTTCCTCGGACTGATTGTTGACGATCAGAGTTGCAACAACCGCACCTACCGCGGCGCCAGCCAATGCGGCACCGATCTTGATCAGCAGATCCTTGTTTTCTTTTGCCTTCTCAACGAGGGCGTTCAAATACTCTTTCATTGTGTTTCTCCTTTTGATTTGTTTTTCTTGTCTTTGTCTATACTCTCCATAACAGTCGTTCCCCAAGCAACAGCTAGAAAGAATATGAAGAAAAAGACAGTTAGTGGACTGATGTCCAATATCTCGAGTATCCATAGCCACGCAAGAACATATATGCTGACCCACGACATTACTCGGTTAAATCGATTGATGGTATTCAACTTTCTCCTTTTATCTTAAAATACAGATAAAGAAATCGCGCATTGCTGAATGATTCCCAGATTGCACATAATCACCGTCCCCCCAACAGCAATAGCCACGCAAACCAGTATAACCAAAAAAGCAAACCCAATATCTATAAGGTTCACAAAACCCTCCTTTCAAAAGTACAACATATTCTTGCGGCCGGTTTCACACCGACACGGTATGATATTTATACATGTAGGGGGCCCAACTGGAAGATAAGTCCAGCCTCTGGGTTAGTAAAGGAGAAATAAGATCCTACTATTATAAATTTTCAAAGGGATAATCTGGCTCTACGTCTAAGACGTGAGGTCAACATGTGACCAGGCCAGTTAAGCTAGTTATAATCCGTCTAGCCGCGCAAGATGTCCCCTACGGATTTAAAGCTTTGTAGGGGTAGTAGTCGATCCCGTAGGTGTTCAGAAGCCAGGTTTGACACCATGTATGCTCGGGATTCTCGAAATATCGGTAGCCAGTTTCCTTATGGACACCCTGGATAACCACCCACGCATCGTAGCAAGAGTTCCCAGAGCTCTCAGGAGCTTCTGTAAGCTCTGCTGGCTGCTGGGTCGTAATCTCCGTCACCACGACAGGCGGAAGGTCCGTAGAATCGTCTGTAGGCTCAACAACGGGCGTTTCCGTGGGCAGATCGATCGGAATATCAGTAGGAAACTGTGTTGGCTCCTCAGTTGCGGGAAGATCTGTCGCAGTTGGTTCGTCCGTAGGAGTCTCTGTTTCCTCTGCAGGAAGAGCAGCAAGACATTCCTCTTCAGTTTCATACCAGTGGTCATTGTCAGATCCACCTCCAACAATATGCCAACCCTTCTGAGGATTCTCGGTACATTGTGCAGCCGCGAATGCAGGGGCCGCGATCGCCAAAGCGGAGGCGATGATGAGGGCGATAATCACAATCAACATTAAATATTTTTTCATTCTTTTTTCCTTTTTGTTTTGAGTATGGCTTAGGTCACTTATCACAGCCAAGAGGAGACCTATCTTATCCATTACGCCTAAAAGCCCACACCCCAACAAGCTGAGCCATCAGAAAATGGGATTGAGCGGATGGCATGGACGCACTTGGTTCAGCCAGTGATGCTTTCTAACACCTACAGATCAATGAGGCTTAGGAGGACGCGGGGGAGTAGGTTTTGATGTTCCACCATTACCACCTTTGGGTTGCGTTGTCTTGGTACCCATAGTGAATTCTCCTTTCGTATAGATTTTACTTCAGATCCTAACGACGACCATGCGCCGTGCGGCCCTTGCCGCGAGTGGGGTAGACACCAGAATGTACTCGACATCCTCGACCACGCAGCATTTTTTGATTGCGCTCGCGAGTCTTTCGATTCTGGCCATTCTTGTTTTGCATTGTCTTTTTTTCTCCTAATGAAGTAATTCTTCAATCCAGTTTTTTAATCTGGTTATCTCTGCTTGTTTTTCAGCTTCTGGTATATCTTTTAGATCAGAATGCATATGAGCATTGGTATACGCAGCAAGCATTGTTGACAGAAAAGTTAAAAGCTGTCCGTCTTCGCTTGATGGGGTGACTCGAAGTGTTAAATTCATTTTTATCCTTCGATGAATGCGATTTTTTCCCATTGATGGGTTGTGAAGTTCCAAATATAGTTGTTATCAACCCCCTCAACTGATTTGTAGATTCCTAAGATTGCCGACTGTCCATACTGCTGGCGATAGAGGGCATCAGCCAAAGAGTTTCCTCGGATGACTTCTTTGTACCCATTAGGCCAGTATATTGTGTATTGATTCACGTTAGCCTCGATGTTGTTGTGTTGTTAGATGAAGAGCCCAACGGCCCAGACGACTGTTACGACAAACAGAAGAGTCTCGCCCAAGATCATTGAGCAAGGTTTCTTTCCGCCGGGTTTCTGATCTTTGGTCATTGTCTTGACCATGGTCACATACTCAGCACGAGTTGCTGTCTTGAGGTCTCTGGGCCACTCATCGTTCCCATTACTGTTACTCATTGTGATCTCCTTTATGAGTTCAGAATCAAAAACACAAACATCTTTCCAACGAATGAGATCACGTTGAAAAAGACGATTGTGTTGTACACGGGCACCGCAACAAGTAGAACCAAGCATACTGTTGATAGTACCTTTACTGCCTTGTCCTGAGATCTCATGAGGAGGTCTAAGGTCAAAACAAACATAGTGCAAAAAGCAATTATGGTAAAACCAAGGGCGTACATGTTAGTCATCTCCAAGTTCTTCAATGATACGAAGGGCAAGAATAAGATTTTCATTCTTAATTTGTCCTTCGTTATACAGATCGACAAGATGTTTGAGTGCCCCCACACTCATTTTCAAAAGGGCCAAATAGATGCGAAGAATATCACTCATGATAGCTTCTCCACATGGCCGTTGTTCATGGTGTTGTAGTGGTTGTCGACCCGATCGATGTCTGGCATCTCACGAATGACCTTGCCACCCCAGTAGAAGCGGTTGATCTCAAATCGACCGTCAGAACCAATACGGATATTAGAAATGCGAAAGCCGGCTTTGTACAGGCGGAGATAGGCACGAAGAGAGTTAGTAAACTCTATCATGGTTATCTTATGGCTTAAGAATAAGATACGACCACGCAACCATCTATTCTGCCAGCGCAAAGAAATCACCTCTGGGCGAGTCTTGATCCAACGCCATACTCGATTGATCTTCCAGCCAAAGCTATGATAAAGCCAAGCCGTATCTCTCCAGATAAAGAGACGACCGATGCGTAGACCATAGTTGCTTTGTGGCCTGTGGTTCATGTTGTGTTGCCACATAATGACGTACATGAGAATTTGCATCTCATAATACCAATTACCTTTTTTCATTGTTAACTCCTTTCAAGAGTTTTAAAAAGAAAGGTCCATGTTTCCATGAACCCATCTTCTTGACCTATTCAGTCGGGGTCGTCACGCCTTGAATCTTGTCCATCGCTAAATCGATTCCCTTGCTCACCACGACGCTGACCAGGTTACTGATGACTGCGGTAGCTATGATGCTAACTACGCCACCAGCAGCCTGAGCTGCATTGCGTTGAAACTTGGGATCTTTCAGTGTGAATTTGATTTTATCGAACATGATATTATCTCCTTATTTGAATATGTTTGGTTTCATTATAGGAGATGTAATTTCTGCGAGGCATGAATTAATCGTTTTCGAAATTCGATTTTTAATCGAAGTCCAATACGGTATAGATCCTGCGTCTCATACAAACGACGGTTTGCTTCCTCGAAAGTTTGAATGTTCTCTCTGGTGGGACTTTTGAGCATCACTCTAAGAGCTTCATCGTACTTCATTTGAGAATATTCTTTCTCGTTCATCTTAGTGATCGCGGGAATTTTAACTGTTGTTATTGTTGTGTCCATCTGAGTCTCCACTATCAGACAAGTCAAATATACTTTTAAGTTTTCTTGTGTGACCCTCTGGGATCACTGCGACGTATGGGTGAATTTGTCTTACTCCTGTTGGGCTAGCATAGTGCGTATCGTCTGACTTTATTAGCTTTCTATCCCTATTGTCCCCAAACGAAAACCATTCACCTTTAAACAAATTAACAAATAACTCTATCATCAGACGACTCCTTTCGTTTAAATATGATGTGGCGTAACTCTGTAACCTACAACCACACAGGGTTCTTGGTCTTTGGACATCTTAGTTGAGAACTTGAACTCTAATAGTTCTCTCTCAGCAATCCAACCCATCTCGTCGCCAAGCTCGATATTCTCGAGACCAAGTTCATAATATAACTCGTTGATCGACAGCCACATCTCTCTTAGAAGTCGACGATTGAATTCATTCTCGGCCTTCTGAAGAGCAGATATGTCGCTGCGAAAATATCTCCCAGAAAACTCGTCAAAACAAAGATAGTTGCCTTTTCCCGTCATAACGATAGTCTTCTCGTTGACTGGGTTGGCATCAAGTTTGTCCTGAGCGATCTCACCACGAATCTTTTCTTCTTTCTTCTCACCGATCTGTTCAACAACTTTTGCCTGATATTCTTTCAGAGCAGTTTCGGTTATGGTGAACAGACTGGCCAGGGCAGCATTGCGACGCAAATGGATTGAGTTGGCCCCAACCATACAAACTATGGTCGATAGTCCCATCGCGGCAGTTGGAATATAACATTTCCAGGTCAACTTGATCGTATCTACAATGTCGATCGGCTTTGCATAATCTGGATCTTGCATTTCACAGAGACGATACTTCTCTTCCATCTCAATAATTTCAAGAGCCTTTGGTGTGGCTTTAATGGCCAATATAACTGTGCTTACAAGCCCTGCAACACCAAGAGCAGTGAGAATAGTAGGCGAGTTGCGATTTATTGCTCTGGAGAATTGCTTTACAGATTTTTCAACAATGCTGGTGTCCATTATGCGCCGCCTTTCAAATCAAATATACTTTCATCGAGAAGACCGATAACTTGATAGAGGGGATCTAGGATTGGACAGACCTCTTCTGGTATTCCCAAAAGATTTGTAGAAATTTCTTTTAATTCTTCCGGGAGATTTTCGCGAATCTTAGCAACAGCAGCTTCCAGATGGATTTTATAAATACTTAATAGTACAGCCAGTTGTATAGAATCCATCTTATTTGCTCTCTTTTTTCTTAGCACCGGCACCAAGATGCAATCCACGATATTGTGCGGGTGTAACATAGCGCGTCATACCGGCATCTGTACGTACAGCCGTAATATGCCTGGAACGAAATACACGTCCCTGCTTGTGGACAGCTCCCCGTCGAGTCTTTCCAGACTTTTTAATCTCATTATTCCGTCCCTTAGGAACATCAGTACCCTTGTAATATGGCGACTTAAATGCCGCAGCCAATCCCAAAAGAGCTTGCTGGATTGTGTTCATTGTGGTTTCTCCTTTTCACAGTCCGTAATAATACTTCATCTCGTTATAGGTGATCCAACCAACGAGTTTTCCGACACCAGGCATTGTTTGTGCTGGAAATACATCGCACCTGGAATATCGTTCAAATTTCTGAACATTTACGAAGTTGACTCCACCGTCTTTAGTAATAAATAAGTCATCGGCCAGTCTTCGAACCAAGTCTTTGTCAAGTTTTTCCATAGCAGTCAATAGTTCTTGCATGGATTAACTCCTTTCAACAACAGGCGGATGTGCCCAGTCTTTAATAAACTCAGGAATATGGCGGCGATAAAGATAAAGACCAGTTCTGACAGTGGCCTTGTAGAAGATCATCATTGTGATCTGCTCGTCCGTAACCTCTCGTAGTAAAGTCTCGTGATTGATAATTTCCCAAGCATCGATTTCAAATTTGTCACAACGTTCGAATTCCATGATAATCTCCTTTCAAGATTTATCCGTATGAAAACGTTTTATCGTTATATTTGATCCCACCAATTAGCCAGCCAAAGCTGTCTCGTTCTATGGGGAATATTTTGCATGGCGCATAGCGCTCAAACTCATTGATCTGCGCTCGGTTGCACCAGCCTTCGTTGGTAATGAAAAGTTCACAGGCCAGATCATTTACTTTATCTTCATCTCCGGCTTGCATGGCGGCCAATAATTCATCCATTGTTGGATTCCCTATATAGTCTTGGTGAATTTGTGGACTCAGCATAAGGCATCTTTGCATCCACATTTATGTACACCTCATAGTAAAGTTCTGAGGGTTTAAATACTGTTCCTAACACATAGCCATACCCAAAAGCATTATCTGCAACTTGTTTTCTGAGTTTCTTGGCTACTTGCACTGGAGTCTCACCAATGTCTTCATAAACCAACATGCAAACTTTTTTGATAATAGGAAACCTTCCCGTTGAGTGTCCTACTGTTACGTATACATTATACGGATCACTGTTCATTAGATTTCTCCTTTCAAGAGAATATGATTTTATTAACTAACGGCTTAGTCCAATGGCCGAGTAATAAGCCCGATTTCCGCTAGAGCGGCTCGTGATTTGTTTGTGTGCTTACCCGTTTTTCGGGTCCTCTAGCTAGGCACATCATTTTTGTCACATTATGGTCTATCTCATTGGACTAAGCCGTTAGTTAATAAAAAAAGAGAGAGGAGTTACAAGTTTCTGATTGCTCAGATCTCTACCTACTAAGCGGTAAAGCCCTATAACTCTTCTCATTATAGCACGTGCAAATTCTGCGACTTACTTAGCAAAGAGCTCCATGTAGACCAAGAGCACGCTAATAAGATTTGCCAGGATGATAAGAATGATGTACATCCTTTGTTTCTTTTTCATTGTATCTCCTTATCAAAATTTAAAAGGGCTAGTAAGCTTCTAAATATTGCTATATAGTTTTGCCATTGCCGGTTGCTACTAATCCTTTCATTATAGGACGTGTAAAACCTGCGAGACCAGCGATACTGGAATGTTGTTTGTGTATAGCCACAGCATAACCAGAATAAATAAGAGTATCGCAAGCGCCCAAAAACATCCTTCAGCAGCGTTCATATTATTCTCCTTTCTCTTGATTTGTTTTGCCGACTTTCTCCCCCGGGGAATTTTTTAAATGCGATGTAGATGATGCGAATAAAAAGAAAAGGTCTATGTTTCCACAGACCTTCTCTTTTACCATCTAACTCGGGTGTATATGTTACACCTTTCGTCCAAGGAAGCTAAATGCCTTTGATGTGATCACGCCTGTCTTCTCGTAGTTCAATACAAGCAGCATTCCCAGAATATGCACGGTCGCAGATACAATTGTCTCGGCACTAATGCCACTATTGGTCAATTGACCTCTAGAGTCACATAGTACCTTTAAATTGTCTGCAATCTTTGCATAATCCGGATCTACTGAGCTTGTGTTGCTCAACGTTCTTGTCAAACGTTCGATCTCATTATCAAGAGCCTTTTGGCTTCTCGGTGTCGAAAATATTGTATCCATTTTATCTCCTTATCAAGATTGGTTTCATTATAGGATACGTAATTACTGCGACGGATGTTTCTTTACCGGACGGGTGATTGCCGCATGTTTGCCCGTTCCATAAACAAGGCGTACTGCGGCATTGTATTTCATCGTGCTGACCTGTAGGAGGGCGTTCATGAACAGAACGATAGCCATAATTGTGGCGGACACCTCTCCCGAATATGGAAGACGCCAAATAGCTGCCAACATCATGTATAAGGTTGCCAAACCGGGCAGAACGCCCTGGGCAATGAACTTCAGAAGGTCGTATGTACTATTTGTCATACTAAACACGCTCGCGTTGGGCATAGGATTTGGGCTGTAGGCACTTTCGCCCGTTATGACGCGCATGCTAGCTCGATATTGTAAGGAGCTGATCTGTAGGATGGCACCAAGGAATAGTACAATAGCCGTAACAGTTGCAGAGACCTCTGTGGAGTATGGAAGGTTCCAAATACTAGAAAAAGCAACGTACAGAGTTGATGCCGCTGGCAGAAAGATCGTAGCGATCCACTTGAGGTTGTCATAAATGGCATTTGTCATAGTGAATTTGGCATGGAACGTCAATGTTGGTAAAATACCTTGTTCTCGAAGAACCTTGACCTTATATTGTATTGTGTTGATCTGGATGAAGATACCAAGAAACATGACAATGGCCATAATCGTTCCTGCGACTTCTTGTCCGTACGGGAGGTACCAAATATCAGATAGCGCGATATACAACGTTGCGATAGCTGGTAAAAACACCATTGTGACCCATTTAAGGGTGTTATATACCTTATCTGAAAGATTAATCATTATTGCTCATTCTCCTTATCTTTGAATATTGACTGGTATTTAATAGGAAGCTTGTGGACTTCCTCCATAACTCTCAGAACGGACCCGTTACCGCCCAACTTTTGATATGGCTTGTACAAATATGTGATTAGGTTCTCATACTCGTCGTGATAGATCCAGCCACGGCGTACGTACGACATTCCCAACCACACAATGCGATCGTGTGCCAAACCAATCAATAATTCCACCTGCTGGGTATTTCTTTGAGTTCTTTTTTCTAGGAGAGCCCAAAAGCCCGAGCTTGCTAACAGCGCCAGGATAATTGGAATTAGTATGTTGTAGATTAGCGGGTCCATGTTGCCCTCCCATTAGTGCTTGAATGAAAATACTGTGAATGGGTTATTCTTAGGATGCTCAAATCTGTTTCTCCTTATTAATTTAGTATAAATACTCACCGTTTACAACATATATTCTTCCAGCAACCAAGCTGTCTGATCCATCATAAGCAAATAATAGAACCAAACCAGACCCACCTTCAGCATATGCCATATTGACCTTAGCAATGGAGAGATCCGTAGAAAACAAGATGGTTCTATATTTATTTAATTGTGGTAGAGAAAACAGAGCGTTGCCCGAACCTCCCGGAACGGAATCTTGTATGTGTTGTTCGGTTATGTATATTTTCGCACCGGATATTATAAACTTTGCATGCATCGTTAATGGAAGGTTTGTGTAGGGTGTGGTTGCTCTTCCATGTACTGGTAGCCAGTTAAAATCCTCGGGAAAACCGAAAGCATTTAGTGGTTCTTTAGTTATCGAGACATCTGTTATTGCTGCATTAGAAACAACAAAATCTGACCCCGCATAAACGGTCAACAAATTGGCCGACAAGGCGGTTATATACATGTACTTAAATCCTCCGCCCTGTTTAAATCGAACGCCCCACCCCTTTTTAAATGGAACAAGAGCAGTAGGGGCATTAATCGTATTGGTACTAGCGTATGTCCAAGTGTCGAGTATTGGAATCCAACCAGTATCCCGAGTTCCATCAAGGCTATCAATTTGGTTTTGCAAATTACCAGCTTGATTGTCGTCCAATTGATCTTGCAGGTTTGCGAACCAAGTTTCAAAACTCGATGTATACTGTCCAAACAGGGTCGCAACATCAAATGACGACAGAAGGCCTGTAATGAATGGCGTACCTCCAGCAACAGCAACTCGATTAGTTATGTTTCCAGCATTGATAGCTGTTACCCCCAAACCAACATATATGTTGGCGAGAGGATATTGACCAAGGGTTGATGTATTAACAAGAGTTGGCGCAACAGGGGTTGTTGCTGGCGTACCCTTAACAATCTTAATTGTATTAGAACGGACGCTAACGTCTTTGTTTACTTCGATCACCACAGTATCAATTCGATTAAGAGCCGCCTCGGACGAGTCGACGGCAAGGACAAGTGCTGCGTCATTAAGCGTCCAAGTAAGTTTTAACCATGCTCGTCCTGTTCCGACATTAATGTTCATACCAGAGTTTGGTGACACTACAAATCCCGCACCAACAGATTGAAAGATTCCCTCAGCAATAATCCCCTCAAATAATCTTGACATTTGAGAAGCATTGTAAAGTCGATCGCCACTTAGTGAGTCATAAAAACCGTAAGTTACAGTCATATTTTTCTCCTTTTCTTTATAAGATTCCAAAGGTTGGATATATAGTCACGCCACTTAGATTTTCAGAAATTGTTACCTCTGTAACTCTAGATCGACCAGTTAGACCATATTCGTTTTCAATCTGTACTATATCCCCCAGTCCAAAATCAACACCATACACAAATCCTTTTGTAGTATCTGCCATACCATCAAATTGATTTATTTTTGTGTTTTTACTTAAAACCTGATTTCCAACCTCTCGTAATTGATTTGAATAAACTGTTGGGTCTATTGGTGTTGTTGTCCCCTCAATAAATCTAGAAACGTAAGAAGCATCAACGTATATCTCTTTTTGATCCAATCCTTGAAGACTTGGCCAATTTCCTAATGCTGCATTAACCCGATATAATTGACCATCGTCCGTCTCATGACCAAAGACCAAAGCCCAGGTTTTCCGATATCTTCCAGATTGAAAATAATCACTATTTATTAAATTATCAAACTCTGGAGAAAAGATAACGAATGGGTTTATCGATTGACTATACGAGTGATCAACACCAGCATAAACGCTAAACTCAAACTGGTTACTTGAATTTAACAACAGTTTAAAACCTAAACCGTTATTAAGGCAAAGAGAACTTACCAATTCATATACATTTTCAGACACAAATTGACCAACCATAGTTGGGGCCGTTACAACAGGGTCAGAGTTGTATGAAAATATAAAGTTGCTCACCTTTCTTTGTGTACTACCATTTGTCCCTGTCGGGGTTATAAAGGAATCAAGCAATAACTGCCAAATTCCATCCTGAACGTCAGCACTTATTAATGTTTGAGTCCAAACAATTCGTCTATCAAGTATAGATTCTAGAGATCTCCCACGAACAACGAGTTTGTTCCCATTTTCGATGTTAGTTTTTATCTCAATAGATTCGATTATCATGGTGTGGTTACTTTTTGAAATTTGTAGATAATAATCCTCTTGTAAAAGGTTCAACAAATCTAAAGAAACAGCCGTGTAAAGTTCGAAATCACCAAAAGAATTGTATCTGTCTGTCCACACAATAGACTCCATGACATCAATAATTCCAACACGATTAAAGGATTTATCCAAAACATAGATATCCATGACTATAACCCTCCATAGACAATTCGATGCTCGATAACAAATTGCATATTAGCAAGACCAGAGTCAGCAGTATACAGAAATACGTTGTCCCCACGGTCAATTCTGAACCAGTCAGATAATACGTCTAAAGTATTTAGTATGTTTACAGTGAGACCATCCCGGATCAGATGAATATACTTATTTCCACGCAAAGTGGATATGATGAGATGATCTCCATATTGAAAGTCTTCTCCGGTTAGTTCAATAAGCTTATCTGAACTAATTTCCATGGACTCACCGGTTGTAGCATTATGAATGGACAAGTCATTAACAGCACCAAGAAATGAAACGTAGATCGTTACTCCTGTGCTTTCGTCTCCAGTATAGAATACACTACGAACCGTATCAATATATACCTGACCAAACTCAATTAAGGACAGTGTCAGAGAAGGGTTTTCCCAAGGAAATGAAAACGCTGAATCAATACCACTGAATGTTGTTTGGATGATTTCTTTTCCATAGAAGAACGATCTTGGGCATATTATTGAAATCATTGAGGTTTGCATCTTGGAGAATATGTTTGGTTCATTGGTTTCAACGTATCCAGTTGTGACGCCAATTCGATTGTCCGTTACGACCTCGATCGTTAGTTCCTTTTTTGGAGGAAAGAATTTATATGTTTTTTGTCGAATTGTTTCTATGGAATCGAACCCACCGTCCATAAAACCTATGTCCATAACAATGTTTCTCGTTCCAACGCGAGAAGAATTAAAGAACCCTCCATCAGCAGCCAGAATTTCTGTTATGTTTACTGTTGCTTTACTAGGACCGAGTCCATCGATCCCACGGATGAAGAACCCCGATTTCTCGGGGCTCCTCAATTCCATAGTAAGTGACTCTCCAAGGTGATTTGTTACTGTTACTGATTGTATCATAGGGCACCTACCAATCCTTTTGTTTGTAATAATTGGTTCCTAGTCTGTCTATAAATATCAATTCTAGACAGTTCTTTAGGAGAGTAGTTGTTCTGCGTGAGCGACACGGTTGTTGCTCCAACAGTTGGTACTAAACCAGATGTATCTGTTGATGCTGTGACCATAGCTGACGACGCTTTCTTTGCTGCTAAGGACATATTAAACTTACTGTCACTTAGAAGCTTGTTAGCAAGTTGGCTTCCTTGTTCAATACCAGACAAGTCAACCACAGGCCTAATACTCGGAGAAAAGTCCATATTTGAATTTAACGTATCCGATATTTTGGTTACAATATTGTTAAATCCAGATAAAGCTTTACTACCTAATTCGTCCGTAGCATCCAATACAACGTTGGCAAATTTAAGAATCCCACCAGCCAAACCCCTATCAATGAACATTCCCGCTTCGAAAGTTTCTTCGGACGGGGAGTGAATACCAAGTACGGCTTTGATCTTAGCTAGAACCTGCTTGGCCAACTCGGCAGCAGCATTAACCGCTGTGGTAATTTGACCTTTAATTCCCTGAGCCAGACCACTAATAAGATCCTTACCTGCTGCAACCATACTGCTATATTTGCCTTTTAGGGCATCTATAATCCTAGTCGCTAACTTAGTAATCTCCGTTATAGCAAGCATCACATTGTTGCGAAGGCCTTGAGCCAAGCCAGATATGATGTCCAGAGCTAAAGCCATAAATACAGATGATGGCGAGTGGATTCCCAAATTCTCTTTAAATCCGTCAATAAGAATTTGTCCGAGCTCCTTGATGCCAGCTTTAGCATCAGCGTGACCGTCAACAAGACCGGTTAATACACCCTTAACAATGGCAAAGCCTAACTCACGAACAGACTCAACCAATTCAGGCATATGCTCTTCTACTGACTCTTTCATACCATCGATAAAGGATATCATTAGGTTCCACCCAGATTCTACAATCTGAGGAATTCCCGACGCGATAGCCTCAAGGTATGCAGTAATTATATCGATCGACACTGTTGTGACTTCTCCGATATTGTCTCGAAGACCTTTAAGGAAGTTAATAAGGATAGAATATCCCGCCTCAATAAAGGTTGGTGTCTTCTCAGATAAGGCTACAAGAAGTGACTCTACGATTGTCAAAACCGTTTCGATGATCTTGGGACCAACCTCGAGCAAGCCATCCAGCAATATGGTTAAAAGCGTTACAACACCCTCTAATAATTTTGGAGCACCGGCCACAAGCACGTCTACTAATATAAGTAGTGCTTTGCCTAATTGCTTGACAAGCATAGGAATTAAACTAACAATGCTTGTGACTACAATAACCAGAGCTGCTGCTCCTGCTGCACCAGATACTGCCAAGGCAGCCAGTCCAGCAGAGAAAGCCAGGATGCCAATACCGGCAAGAGATGTAGCAACACCAATTAAGAGCATCGCAACACCAAGTGACACAAGTGTAGGAATAACGGGCGTCATAATCGCTCCAGCGACACCAAGCACAACGAACACACCAGCTAGAGCAAGAAGAGCCTTCCCTATCTCGTCTAGAGACAGTGAGCCTAACGTCTTCATAGCGGGTGCTAATACCGCAACGGCTGCGGCTGCAACAAGTAGTGCAGCAGATCCAGCAAGTGTCCCGGACATGGCGGTCATAGCGAGCGTTAGAATAACCAAGCTTCCAGCCAAAACACCAAGACCACGACCAACCTCATCCCAGCTCATGCCACCCATTGTTACCATTGCTTTGGACAGAATAACAAGAGCACCTGCCATAACAACCAATCCTGCTGCGGTTATAATAAGCGTTGGAGGGATAAGGTATGCTGCTAATCCAATGAGAGTCAAAGCGACGCCCATTGAGACCAAACCTTTTGCCACACTATCCCAAGACTGATCTCCAAGTTTGACTAATGCTTCGGCCATAAGTAACATGGAGGCGGACAATACTGCGACACCACCAGCAACCAATATTAGTCCCGGTGCACCATTCACAACAAGTATAAAGGCTGCCAACTCGGTAAATATAACACCCATAGCAGTCAAGCCTTGTGTTATCTTTGAGGCATCCATACCGCCCATTTTACTAACAGCAATAGCCAAGAGATTGATGGCCCCAGCTAATACAAGTATTCCAACAGCTTTGAGAGCACCCATACCACTAAGGTCTATGGCCTTCATAAATATGGCCAGTTCCGTCATCAAGACCCCAACCCCAATTAGGCCTTGTATTAGAACGCCGGTATTTATCTCACCAAGTTTCTCCACGGCTGATCCCAAGGATCGTATTGCCACAGAGAATACAATTAGAGCTAGAGCACCAGTAATCATACCTGCTGAGGTACCTTTTAGTGTTGCTGCGGCTACCTTAGAAAGTGCGATTAGAACAGATAATGCCAGAACACCCTTAAGTAATTGACTAGAGTCGAGCTTACCAAGTTTGGACATTGCGATGGCGAGAAGGAGCATGGCCGAGGAAATAGCAAGAAGACCAATGGCCATTGCTGTCATTTGAATTGGATTGACTGTTGATGTCAGCTTTTGAAATGCCAACAAGGAAATACCAAGTTGAGCAAACATAACTGTCATCGCTGCCAAAGCGCCGGTCAGTTTCTTACTATCAATTAAAGATAGAACGAGAACCGCGGCAGTTAAAATAGCCAAAGCACCAGCAATCTTAAGCAATACATCAGCTTTAAGATCCGCCTGCCAGGCCTTTAGACTGTCCTTTACACCGGTCAACAGATCGGCAATACCACCGAAAGCGCCAGAGCCTTTATCTATAAATTTCTTAATAGACAACACCAAGGCTGCGAGCAATCCCGTGTTTATGCCGTCAAATAGCTTGTCATAGTCAATGTTCGAAATTCCCTCACCGATTGAATCAAGAAACTCACTAATTCCGTCACCAGCCTTAGCACCTAAAGTCAACATAAATGGAGCTAGTTTCTCAAGAAGAGTCCCAATAATACCGAGAGCCTTTCCTGCGATCTCACCAATACGTCCTAGTGGTTGTAGTCTTTCACCCAAGGTTTTGAAAAATCCTGTGATACCTGTGGTGTCGATCCCCTTAAGACTGTCTACTCCATTAAGTAGACGAGTAAAGAACGACCCTATTTTTTCAATTATGGGCGCGATAAACTTTCGGACATTCTGAAAAGCATCTTTAAACTTATCTATGGCTTTAGTAAAAGCGTCCGTACTCTTTATTCCATTTCGTAAGTTGACGGCCCAATCCCCAAATTTTGCCAGGAATTCCGTCAAATTTCCTATGGATGGAGCAAGAGATCCAGTAAGACCGAAGAAAGCATTGCCTACTGCAACAATAGCCATACGGCCAATATCCAAGATGGCAAATATGCCACTGAATATTCTTTTTATCTTATCGGTGCCTTCTGCTGCCATTTTGATTTTCTCCATAAAAGTCGCTATGGAGTCGGTAAGATTGAATAGTTGTTGTGCTGTTGTTGGCGGGAAGAACTCTCTGAAAGCTTCTCTTATCGGATTAACTATGGCAAGAATGGAGTTCATAGCATGTTGAAATGCTTCGATTAGCCTTGTACGGCCACCGAGATCGCTCCATCCCTCGAGAAGCTCATTACGTGCTTGCGCTGCCGCACCAATCATACCACCCATCCAATTGTTCAGATCTGTAAGGAAACTCTTGGCCTCTTCAAAGTCACCAATAATGATCTCCCAGGACTGTGCCCAACCAGATTGTGCAGCTTCCTGCAAGGTGGTGAACAATTGAGAGAAGGTCTTTACTTTGGTGGCTGCATCATTAGCAGTTTGACCCATCTTAATAATACCTTTGATCTGATCTTCCGTATAACCCATCGTTCTGAGTTGTTCCTGATTTAGATCACCAGTAAATTTGGACAGGGTCTCGGTTAGAATCTCGCTACTAAACCAACCTCTTTGTAGACTATCTCGGAAACTTCCTTCCTCTTCGATGATCTGATCAATAGCTACACCATGTACACGAGCGGTCTCCATAACTGCATCTTGGAAAACCTGACCACCCATACCGGCATTAACCACCGAGTTCCAGTCCATCAAACGGACAGTTCCCGTCGAAAGTGCTTGAGAGAGTTGATACATAGCTGTGCTAGCCTGATCGGCGTTCGATCCAGAGATAGCAGCTAGATTAGCAATACCCTTGATTGCATTGACAGAATCATCCAACTTGACACCAGCAGCCGTAAACGTACCAATGTTACGAGCCATCTGTTGGAAGTTGTAGATCGTCTTGTCAGAATATGTATTCAAGGTGTTCAGTGCATCGGTAACGGTTGCGAGATTTGTCCCCTCTTTTTGCGTGTTTGCAAGAATTGTTTGGACGCTGTTGAGTTTAGTCTCATACTCATTTAGCCCTGTCCTGATGGGGTCAATAGTTAGAGCCGAGACAAGTCGTGCACCAGTTTGAAATGCTGCATTGGCTATATTAACAAGAGCGGTGACACCAATAATGCCCAGAGCAGAAAACTTACTGGACAAACTTTGTATACCATCTGCTATAGAGCCAAGATGTACTCTGTTGGCTGCATCTGTGATGGAACCAAAGCTCTTTCCTGCGTCACCGAAGTTTAGAGCTCTTTTGAGTTTGTCTATGCTGCTCAAACTTGTACCGACACCGGTTTCAAATTTGCTATTCTCAAAAGCCATCTCAACAATTCTTTTATCAATTGTATCGGTCATAAGCTAGTTACCTCCTTCCATAGATTTTCGGCGAGTTGATCAAATATGGGGCGCATTGCTGGATTAATAAAGTCTCGACCTTCTACAAAAGTACCGGACTTAGTTCCGTGTCCATATTGAAGGAGAATCACAACTGGAATTCCTTCAACCAGGTGAGAGTTTGTCCAATTTATAATAAATCCATTGCGCTTGGTTATAATCTCGTAATCCCAGGAGTTAGCTGTTTGACCGCTGTCTCTTGGCGTAGCTGAAGAAAGAACCCGTGTTCCTTCCATAGCGTATTTTTGAAGTATTGGTTGGTAGTTTTTGTTCCACATTCTTCCTAGAAACCTTTGAGAACGATCAAAACTACCACGATGTCGAAATGTTATCAAATCAACCTCCTATCCTTTTGTTCCGTATTGAGCCTTTCTTGCTTCATTTAAAGCTCTCTGATTAGCCAGAATATCTTTCTTCTTTGATTTCTTAGCTGGTTGATTCTTTATGCTACAAACATTAATCAATGTGAGCAAACGGTTTAGATGCCACTTCTGACACTCAAACGGAACGTTAAAAGAAACCATCCAGTAATAGATAACCTCTGCAGTTATCGTCTCTCGATTGGTTCCCTTATTTTCTTTGCGGAATGTTGTTGCTGTCATTGGAGCATCAATATAGTCCGCAATCTTATCAGTGATATTTTTAGTTATTAGATTATACACAGAATCCTCAACGTTTTGTGTGATCGTCATGCACCTTATATAATCTATTGTTTGTTCTCTCGTCTTGTCTGCTTTTGTTAGGAATGGTATACCCCACTTTGACTCCCATTTTGACAAAGAGACGAGAGAATGCTCAAGTTGCAATTCTTGTTCTTTTGAAATGGTGAACAAGTCGTTCTCTTCGTCGTAAAGCTCTACTGAAGGAATTGTAATCTTTAGCATCTCTCGCCTCTATATTATTTAGTTAACTTTTGGGGTGATCCCATTGATGAATACTGCCGCTGAATCAGGACTCATGGCCAGGCGCATGAACAGATCGCTGTATGCTTCTGTTTGTGCAAATGCTTCGGACAGCTCTGTGCTCTTAACAAAGCGTTTGCCATCGGGAGACTTCTCGCCATAGGCCTTAAGAATGACCTCTTTGAAAAGTTTCATAATCTCTGCGCCGTCTTTCTTCTCAATGATGCGATTAATCTTCTCAACTAAACCGCCCTCGATCGAGAGTTCCATCTCTGCCACTTCGGCCTTGGTTAGGTTGAAGAAGAATTCTTCTTCTCGTTCGATATCGTTGTAATCGGTGTACTTAATTTTTTCCTTTAACATTGTGTTTTCTCCTTTTGAAATTATGGGCCCTACCGATTAAAGCAGGGCCCATATCACTTATACGGTCTTCTTTGTTTCTTCTTATTACGCCTGAGCCATCAACGTAATAACTTCATCTGGCATTGGTAGGCGAGGTTCCACTGGTCCGGTACTGTTTCCATACAGAATGACGAGCAAAGCGGCCAAATCGGTGGGGTCGACCTTTGTTGAGTCGATTGTGATCTTGGCGGTGGGCTTGAAGCCGGTCGCGGGAGCAGGTGTGGTCGTAATTTCCCAAGAGAACGTGATCGCCTCGGGAGATTCGTTGATAGTCTGATAAGCCTTTTCGGAAGGCGATGCAAGAGCACCATAAACCAGGTGCAACTTGTAACCGTGCTCCTGGCCATCGACATCATTGCCGATCAGGGTACGGTAGCAAAGACCAAATGGCTTACGAGCCTGTTGGCCAAGGAACACACCGGGTTCGGGTTCTACAGAACCGTCACAAACACCAAACTCGTCGGGATATGTGAAGGCTTCGAGCGTTGCGCCAAATTCCTCGGCAGACAGAAGATTCAGGTACTTGATGTTATCGGCATACTGAGGATTGGACTCTGCGCCGGAGGGGCTTTCTGTTACTGATACTAAACCATTCCACGCAAAACCGGTGTCATAAACACCGCTTACATCGGGAAGGTACAGAACGCCATGATCGACACCACTTTCATAAAGCTTTTCGCCAACAGCATCCCATTCAATTAATTGAGCCATGTTTTCTCCTTAAAATAAGATGTTAAAAACATCATGGTTGAGACTATCAGATCTGAAATTCCGGTCAAAGACACACTGAGGTAGTGCTGAGATCTTGTCCGAAAGATCGCTATCTGGGTTAGAATAGATCGCAGTTAATGTGTATTGCTTCATCAGCAAATACGGAATATCATCTGCAAATCTTGAACGAATATTGCTACGATTGTAAACAATACAGGGATAGGACATCATAAATCCAGTAGGTGGTTGAAAATACACATTCTCTGAGCCGAGAAGTGTTTCCAACAGAGTTTGTAACTCAAGCCTTGGGGCCATTGTACACACCTCCTATAGATAAGATGAGCCGAGGTCTTTGGATTTCAATATTAGAAACTTTCCAATAAACCCCGGCCCATATGACATATCTCATTGCTGAGAAATTCGCATTGGCAAAGTCGTCGGCAATGACAGATATTCTATTATTAACCACCAAATTGTCATTGACTTGACCGCTATTCGTCCACTGTTTTGTCTCCCTAATAACATCACCGTAGTATTCGCGTTCTGTTATGTCATCGGTCCACACACCAGGCGCCGTTTCAACGCTTTCTGAGTAACCGATGTTTCCATGAAACTTTGCCATTTAAAGATCTGCGGTTATTACGCAGCCTTCTGCTCGAAGATCAAAGCCGTTGCAGGATTGACCAAAGCACCAGAGACACGAGTCTCGATCAGGTATTTATATTGGTTGTAATCGATATCGAAATCGTCGAACATGCTGACGTTCCCGCCCTTGTCGGCGCCGTAGACATAGTCAGACGGATTGACAAGAATGGCGAGCAAATTGATTGTTACATCAGGATCTGGGGTCGCGTCAACACGGGATACATTCTCCATCACGGGGACGGGAACGATCTTGGACACGCGCAGTTCGGAGGCCAATTCGTCTTGATTCTTGTACATGCGACGACCATCAACGGTGGCCTTGAGCAGAAGCATGTCTGTCAGAAGATCTTCCGTGGTGAACATGATCGGATTTCCAGAGCCCTTATAGTCCTTGCGGGCGCGGATGATCTGTTCAATCACATCGTCAGTTGTGTCTGCGGCTTCGAGAACATAGCGAGGAGCATACAAAGCAGCGTCGGTATAGACGGGGCGAATGTTGGTCTCGTTGACTTTGTCTTCGGATTCGATAGCGCGGCCATCACCAACTAAGCCGGCGCGAGCAACTTCCTCATCCAACATAACGCGCATTTCGGCCTTGAGCCAAGCGACTACATCGAGCTCGGTGATATCGGTGATATCATCGCGATCAAGTTTCTGTTTCTTATAGATCGTGGTGGGGGTCGTCACGCGTTTAGCAAGCGCGAAGAACTCTTCTTTCTTCAGAGCGCCCTTAACATAACCTTTCGCACGAGCGTCGGCGAGGGTGATGTCGGCGAACAAACTTTTGATGCGGGAGAAGGGCGTGTGCTTGGTGCCATTCATCCACACAGAGACCCAAGCGCGATCGCGCTCTACGAACGTGGGGGTTGGGGTCACAGACTTCGCATCGGGGAACAGGTAATCGATGTTCTCGATACCATAGGTCACCACGTGTTGCAGAACAGCCTCTTTCAAGGAGCCGAGCTTCTGCGCGTCAGCAAAGATTGCCTGAATCTGCGAATGGGTCAGAACGGGGAGTTCTTTTTCTTCGCGTTCGTTCTCAAATACATTTTTCTTCATGAAATTTTCTCCTTCGGTATTGGATTGTGAGATATCGCCCGACCCTTCGCCCATAGCCTGGGAGATCAGAGCGTAAACAACTTTCTTTTGTTTGTCATCGAACGTTTCGAAGACATCGGCAACGGTTTCTTCATCCGCTGCATGCTGAACGGTTTCTTCTTTCACTTCTTCGGTGGCCTTCTCTTCGACCTTCTCAATTGGAAGCATCATAGACACAACGACTTCGTCGTCTGCCTCGAAGATTGATCCGTCACTGTGAGACATACTCACGTTTTCGATCAGTGCTCCAGGATTGGCTCCCGAGAGAACAAGACTTACTTCTCGGATAGCGCCTTGGTGCACCATCTTGGCCTTCTCGATCAACTGATTTGCATAGATCGACATGGCAACAATGTCGCCGTGTTGAACTAATTGTTTGGCCTGTTTGCCTGCCGGACTTTCATTCAACCAGCAATAAGCATATACGCCATCTTCACGATTCTCCAGAAAGGCATGACCCAAAATATTGTTCGGATCATTATGCAAGTGTTGCCAAACAAGAGGAACCTTTGTCCCATCGTTCTTCTTGAATGCATCCTTACGGATCGTGCGGCCATCGGCGCAGACCAGATCGTTTTTAGTAGCATAGCCACTAAAATCATGCTGTTTATCTGCCATTTTGATTATTCTCCTTTATTGTTTAACGATGCGAACTCTTTAGTGGCATCGAGAGGTATTTGGCTTGGATTCAGATTCTTGTTTCTAAGTTCATCTGCTCCAGGAGCCTTACTTGGTGTCCACCCAATGACGGAACGCATATCGTTGGATGTGGCAATCTCATTGCGGGTGAGTTTATCTGAAAGCTCGGCCAGTGACGCAGCAGTAATCAGAGCAAAGACATTTCTAAAGTGCATGATGGACTGTCCTTGTGTGGTGGCTGTTTGTGTCAGGAACTTTCTTTTAAGCTCAAAGGTGATGCCTGAGACAACTGGTTCTATGATACGGTTATAATAGTTGAGCATCTCCTCTTCGTTAGCAGTTCCATCTAAGATCTTTTCACTAATACCTAACTGGCTATATAGCATTCTCGTTAAATACTCGATCTGGGTCATTAGTTGGTTTTCTGCTGGCCTATTAAGTTGGATAACTTTCTCCGTACCATCAGCATAAGCGACTCCATACTTGGAATCCTTAAGTTGCGTTTCAATATCCCTACGTCTTTGTTCTGCTTGAGCCTGTCTTGCTGCGGATTTAACGACGTAAGGTAGCTGGATGATTAGATCCAACTTTCCCGATCCACTTTGATTGTCAATTGCGTCTAAGAGATTTAACTTATCAATCAAACGCTTTCCTACTGAGTTCTTTTCATTCATAACAGAATAAAAAGGATTCTCAAGGATAGCAACTTTTGATTTGGGAAGGGTTCTTTCTTCTCGTTCGCCTTTTCCATCATTGTAGATGCTCAAACGTACGTGCTGAGGATGCCATTGAACAATTCGGGCTGTCCGCATAGTCAAAATGTCAAACGTATTGTTGTTGGTTAGACTAATAGACGTGTCAACTGGAACTATAGCAACCACCCCCTCATCAAACATGGACATTGCTACATCCTGTATGAATGTTCGACTGGATTGATCAATATTTGTTTCCAGGTTGAGGCATCTATTCAAACCAGACTGAATGGTCTCCAAATAGTTTTGGTTTTCATCAACACGAACATGTTGAATCTTTATAGTGGAAATATCAACAGAGAAACGATTATAAATCGCTCCAACAATTGATTTTTCGTTACCATATTGCAACCGCAACTTGTGATTTGGTCTGGCGTATGCGCTACCATAATTTTGACTATAGTCTGTTACCGGATTGTTGTCACGAAAGACATTCCACGCGGATCGAAGTCTACTTAAAAATGTGTTATTCACATGAGCACCTCCTTTCTAAAGATATATCTTAAGGGGATCTGGGGGCTCTACTTGAGTCCACTCTTGCAATTTACTTGCTTGAATATTGCATTCATACGATCCATTAATAATCAACGGATGAATTAGTGCTGGGCCTTCGTATTTATCTCCCAACATTCGAAAAACCTGTCCTGTTCCGCCAGCAAAAATACCTCGAACCCAAAATTCTGGATGAAGCTTTAAGTAGCCTAGGGACACGGGTGAGTTGAAGTGCATGCCATTTACTTTGACCCAATCGCCGTTTCTTTTCCCGGATATCATTGATCCTCCGCAAACAAGTGCTTCTACTCGGGGTAACTTAGCGTTCTCGTCCTTGTGTAGAATAAAATTTGCTCGTGGATCATCGGGAATACCGAAGCCTTGATTGTTTGCAATCCAGTACCGATAATGGTAAATATCTTTCCATCTATCTGGAGTAAACCAAGGATTTAGACCGAAACTAGCCTCTTGCGACCATCTTTGAAATGGTGAATGATGATTAGCAAACAAAGGATGCACCTCTGGTAAACCGTTCCTCCAAAGTTTTCCAATCTCAATGTCATGTTTAACACGCCAAAAAGGATCATGAACAACTGTAGAAGCAGGATAAGAGATTTGAACCTGGATCATTTTGGCTTTAACTCCACCGTCCCAGTAAACTCTCTTCCAGAAGTATCTGTGAAATTTACTGTAGCAACGGGGTTAACAACCACTGGCGGGGGAGACGGCTGATCCAATTTGAGATATGATCTTAGATCGGAAACTGGTCCATTGAAAACATTCAGATCGCACGCTGTTGGTCTGGCCATTCCGTACTTAGTTCCATCTGCGTTACTTTGATATTGCCAGAATTTCCAACCACCAGTTCGACCAGAAGGATTTGTTGGTGTCCCATTAGGATTTGGAACGTATGGCCACTGGGCTTGCCACAAATCGACAGAGTCCCAAGGAAGACCTTGTTGTGTTTTGGATACGGAAATCCAACTGTTGTACAGACTGAGACTTGTGTATAAAAGGACGGGCTTTGCGGTTTGTTGTGCCACATACTTAATCCACTCATATGTATCACGAGCAAATTGTAGCGACAAAACGTTGTACGCGCCTTCAAAATCACAAGCATACGCGTGAAATCCTTTTCCTTCCACAATAGACAAGAATAGATCTGCTTGATCTTTCCAGGGAACCCCTGTGTTGTGGTAGTGATATGCAAGTCGAATTGGCATACGACTCACGCCGAGATATAACACGTCAAACGCTTCGTCTCTTGTTAATCGATACGAAACTCGTTGAATTACGAAATCCATTTGATGTGTTGCTTCTTCTGGAACAAATTTCAGATCATACTTACTGCCATCTGGTCCGTGGGCTCGATTTGTTACAAATATACTCATTCACATTCTCCTTATTCGAAGGCTTCTTTGTTTGCCTTATAGGCAATATATGCATCCATTAGCGCGGACACGTTGTCAATTTTCTGATCGTATCTCTTCTTAAGAAGTTTACGATTACCGTTTGTATCTTCAAGTGTGATACAGTTACCCATAGAGAAAGACATTAAGTTTTCGTCGAAAACCAAAAGCTTCTCTTCCGAAAGTTTCTTCAACTCACCCAAAGGAACAGATTCTGTCTTTACACCTTGAATAACCTTCTCGATTCCATAAGGTCCGTTCTCTTTCTCCCAACGCTCAACAAACTCTCTGGCGTTATAGGGATCGTAGCCCAAACATCGGACATCATAACTTAGCGCCATTATGTGATCATCAAGATCTTCATAGACCTCCATCATATCTAACACGGTTCCCTCAAGAACCTGTAGGCTTCCCTCTTTGAGAAACTCGTCGTATTTGAGTCGCATCGCACCAGGAAGTTTCATAAGAGTCGAAGAAGAAATATAGCTTCGAGTCTTGACTCCATATGGTTTTCCTTGTAGAGGAAATAGGAAGGTAAAAGCGCAGAAGTCATCCCCTTGAGAAAGGTCTGCTCCTAAAGCACACGGAAGATTCCAGTAATCACGTTTACGATGAGGTATGGTTTCTTCATACGTAAAGAAATAAGTATACCCCTCCATAGGAATTCCAAAGCGCTTGGCAAGGATGTCATTGCGCGCAGCAGGAGCATTCTCAGCTCGTTCAACGTCCAATTGATACGTTTCATAGGTTACTGTCTTTCCTAGATTTGGATTTGCTTTCACCCAGAGTTCTGGTTTGGAAACTTCCTCGACAGCATCTAAGCGGTAGTACCAAATCGACACATGAGGATTCACGTAGTCGCCCTTAAGAATGTCAAGTAGTTCCATTTTGATAGTATCACCACTGCTATTGCGGACTGTTCCCTCAGAGCTAACAGCGAGGATCAAATACTCGTCGTGTTTGGAAGCTCCCTGCTCTATAGCTCCAACAACATCCTCTCGAATGTCGCCAGACAACCACTCATCCACCCCAGCAACCTTTGGACGAAGTCCTTGCAACTTATCGATGGACATTGGGCGAACCTCTAGAAGAGATCCTGTAAGGAAGTTCTCTATACCCTTCTTGGTTGACGCCAACTTAACTCTATTTGCCTTAGACCCTGTTGTGTTCTGTATAGAACCATCTGTAAGAAACTGAAACAGAGGACCTCTCGCGCGTGTGATAGCTGTACGTATTGGCGAGATTACCTCGTCTGCTTGTTTCATGGTCGGAGCAGTAGTGATCTGATGTGTAGTTGACGTATCAACATTCAGAAAGAAGTTTTGTATCAGAGACACATACATTGACTTTGCTGCACCACGAGCAACGATTAGATACTGCTTATTGATTAGACGCTTTTTGATCTTTTTACGAATGTATCGACCACCGTGACCATCTTCTTTTGGTTGGTAAATGCTTCGTTCAACATAGTAAAACCAACCGAAGATCTGTTCGGCCCAAAGTTTGAAAGTATCGAGAAGATAAAGATCACTACCGTCTGTTAGAGTACACTCATTCTCGCAAAACTTTATAAAACCATCTATGGCTGTATCGTCATAGTAAACTCCTGGGTTTGCGATAAGAGCGTCTATCCTATTCATCTCCATAGAGATCTCTTTACAAACAGGAATCTCTCCCTTGATAACTTTCTCTCGAAATTCTCCGTAATACTTTGGGGTGGCGGTGTTCGATAAGCTCATAGAAGATTAACCCTTTTTAAATAAGTCGGTTATGATCTTTATGGCCGATTCGCCCATGTTTGCCACATACTTACTGGCCAGTTGTTTTCCAGCACCTTGAAGAACGTCAGCAACAAACTTTTGTCCACCACTAAGATCTGTTTTTGTTAGATCTTTATACTGCTTTTCAAGTTGTAGTCTAGTGGTTAGTTTCTTAAGTTCGTCATTTGACAACTCGTTCAGACGACGACTCTTAAGTTTTGATGCTGTCTGATGGTCTGAGCTTGACGACGTGGAGCTACTGACTTTTCTTCGACCCCATTTCATACCGAGAATACCAACATGTTTTATTGTACTTTCCATAGCATTCTCCTATCTTAGTGGACTGTTTGAAACGACTTTACCTGTTGTCCAGGCAATATCACCAACCCACCGTGGTGTTTTTCCGGTTAAACCGGCAGCTAATAAACCAGAGACGGTCCCAACAGCCCAATGAGCAACAAAAGCAGTAGCAGCAAGTCTGGGAACAGTTTCTATTCCAATAGATTGTGCTTTTCCTTTACTGTTTAGTTTAATACCATATGCTTTTGCAATTCTCCGACCAAGATCTTCTGTTTCCGAATCAGATATGGTTTGTTTAACTGTCTTTTTTGACTTGCCAGAAACAAAACTTTGAGCCGATTGTCGGCCTTTCGATGGTGACGATCCAGAATTTCTTTTACCCCATTTCATACCGAGAACGCCTGCATGACTTAATTCATTGAACATTTGATAATATCCTCCTTTATTCTTCTTCCGGAACAACCGGAACGGGCGGAATTGGAACCTGAACTGCTAGACGCCACTCAAGCTGAAGAATTTGATTCTGAATAGAGTCGAGGAGAAAAGATGTTCCGGGTGGATCGAAGACCAACTTAACTTTCAAATAAATATAAGTCTTCACCGCGGAATAGTACACAGAATCTGTCAGAAAATCTGCCCAGAGTCCAACATTGTCCTCGATAGAATATGGTGCCTCTTCTGGACCAACACCAAGTTGATGAAGGACCATGAATGCTGAATTGATGTTGGTTATTACGTCCGTATCGAACGCGTCATCAGCAACGGGAATACCCAGCATCTTTTTAATTGTATCTAATATGCTTTCTACCATATGACCTCCAAAAATAAGATTTTACCAAAGACGTGTGTCGCCTGGTCTACGTTCCAAAGGAACCTGAGGAAGCAGTTTACTATCGCCATAATGAATGGCTTGGTGAGATCTTGGACTGGTACAGATTAAAAACTCTGGATCTAATAGGTCTAAATTTCCCCTGAGGAAATCTTTGACCTGAATTGGGTTCATGTGATGAATGAGAACCTTGTCGTGGATCTCAAAACCAGGAATCCCTAAATCACATCCATCGTCTCTAATAATAACACGATCCCTAACACGCTTCCATTCGACCGAGTTATAAAATCTTTGATTTAAATATCGGTCAAAACCAAATGTGCTTCTTCCTACAACACCCACCAATTTAAGGTATTGATATCGATCCTCAAGAGTAACAAGTTTCCTTAACTCGGAATAACATCTAATCTTCATCCGAATTATCCTCCTGACCTTGATAGGATCTCATGGCGGAAAGAGCGTTGGCATAAAGTTCTTCAACTCGTTTCTGAGATTTAAGTGCTTCTGTCTTGGCTTGAAGGAGTTGGTTCTCTTTATCCAGTTTGGCCTTCTCCAGTTGAGCTATTATAGATCCAGCTTTCAGAAAATGTGTTACCTCCTGAGAGGTAGCTGTTTTTCTTCTAATTCTCTCCTCAGCAAGGTCGTATGCCAATCGTATAATCTGGTTTTCTCGAGATTCAATAGTTTTCCCAGGAGCCTGGCGACGTTTTGGTTTTGTTGGTTCTTCGAAAGTGTCGGTTGGTCGCTTTATTGGCTCACCTGTGGGTTTTGTCATAAAGATCACCTCCTAGTATTTTCTCAGCCAGAGAACTAAGCGATCTTCACCCCATCCAACCATGATTCGATCAAAAATAAGGTACATGGGCATTGGTGTACTTTGACTATTCCAATCTGGACTCCAACTTCCAACTGGACCAATTGTAACATGTGGATTGAACACAGGAAACTCTTCCGTGTCCCACTCCTCCAACATGTTTCTCATAGAGAGGATTTCGGGTGTGGCTGCTAGACGAAAAACGTCAACTTTCTCTTCGACCCCAAAAACATCTGTTCCTATGACCTTGACCATTACTGGATTTGATAACATTGCAATTGACGCAACGTCCTTAGCCAGATTGTTGAATGCAGTTTTGGGTAGTTTGTCCGTCTCACCAACATAAACCAGGGTCATGTGGGCTGGTTCTATCTTACACCAAGAATCGTCTTGTGGAAGGAGAGCAACCATGACTGACTTCTTAATTGTATCCATATAGTTCCTCCTAACGTTTAATGTGATTGTAAATACTTTTGGGGGATTACCGAGAAGTTTAGCCTAGTTTTATCTAGGCTCTTGAAAGGAGAAACCGGGCCACAACCCCGATTTAGTTTTACCTCTCGGTAACCCTTCAAAAGTATCTACAAAATATACCTCCGGGGAATTTTTGGGG